TTGATGATAGATGAGTTAGGTATGGCATTGAAAAATGATGAGTTGACGTTGCATTGTGAGCATACAATAGCTGAATTGCGTACATTTACTAGGAATGACCGTGGTGGTATGTCTGGTTCACCGTATGATGATCGTGTTATGGCGTTAGCGTTGGCTAATCAGATGCGTAAGTACGCTTTTGTGCCAGAATATGTAGAGAAAGTGGACGATACGTTTACTTTTGATTGGTGGGTTCGTCAGATTCCACAAAATAACGCTCCTACGGACCAGATAGGTACTCATTTGGGGCGTGGGACAGTTTAAGTGTATATTTAGGATAAACAATAAGGAGATCCAATGGCACATAATGCCAAATACAATGAAGTAGGCGCTGGTGCAAAGCCTAAACTAGGCAACACCTCCATGCTCTATAATGGTCCTTCACGTCCTGCCAGTGGCAGAGGCGCAGGTCAGTCTGCACATAAAAATGCGGAAGCAAAAGGTTCTGGAGTTATGGAAGGTGGCAATCACAAGACACCTAGGGTAACCCCGAAGAACCAACACGGTCTTGGTGGACATGTAGAGCCTTCAGCTAAGCAGCCTTCAGGCGCTGTCAAATAAAAAGTTGGCAATCCTACACCCTGAAGCCACATACGAAGAGTTCGTAGAATACACTGAGAACCTTAAAGGTCCAAAAAGTGAAAGCGAACTAAAAGAACTCTGGGAGTGGCGGCAGAAATTATTAGGTTTGCAAGTTGTAAGCGGTAAAGGTTACCGCTCTCAATTGCCTGCAGATGAACAAGACTTAACGTTGAAACAACGTGAAACTAAGCTATTATCTGAAGCTAAGGCGCAAGGCAGAGATCCTGTATACGTAGGCGAACGTTGGGTATGACATGGCTAAAAAGGACGATCAATACGATAAAATAAAACAGAGGATTATGCTAGCTAATCGCTGGCGGGAAGACGAAGGCTATGACAGTAAATGGCAACGTCTAATAGATCTTTATCGTGGAAAAACGTATTGGAACAGTAGATCAGAAGGATTGTGGGAAGGTAATGTTAAGTCAGATAGGGTTTCTGTCAATCTTGCTTTTAGCACTGTTAATGTTATCGCTCCTTCAGTAGCTGTTAATCATCCTAAAATTACAGTAACTGCTAATAAAGAAGGTGACGCAGACAGGGCTATGTTTGTTGAAGCCGTAATTAATTATTTGTGGCGACACCATGACTATCGCAAACCTTTTAGGCGTGCTGTAAAAGATTTTATTATTTTGGGGCATGGTTGGATTAAAGTTGGTTGGAAATTCGTTGAAGTTGAACGGGAAATGAATCCTGACGAATTTGAAGCGATGTACAAAACGGCTGTAGCCGAAGCTACTGAAGCTGCACGATTAGATCCTCAAAATGCAAACACTTATCCGACTGATGAGGAGATACGGGCTACACTTCCTATGACGACTATGGACGTTATGGAAGATCAACCGTTCGTTGAGCGCATAAGCCCATTTGATATGTTGGTAGACCCTGAAGCTACGTGTTTAGAAGACGCTAAGTGGATAGCACAACGCATAGTGCGACCACTAGAAGAAGTAAAAGCAGATAAACGGTTCAAAAGTTCTGCTAGAAGAAAGTTGGAAGCTGATTCTGGGGTTAAATACCGTTGGGCGAATGATGGAGAACGTGACGAATACTCTGACATGGTTGAAAGAGTCACTTTGTACGAGTACTACGATATTGAAAACAATACGCTTTCAATATGTAGCAAAGACGGTAAAGAGTTCTTGCTTGAGCCTACGCCTATGCCGTACGCATTTGGTCATCCTTATGTAATGTTACGAAATTATGACGTTCCTGACACTTTTTACCCTATGGGTGACGTAGAGCAAATGGAATCATTGCAAGAAGAGTTAAACAAGACTCGTAGCCAAATGGTTAATCACAGAAAACGTTATGCACGTAAATACCTGTATCACGAAAGGTCATTCGGACCTGCAGGGCGTGAAGCGTTAGAGTCGGACGAAGATGGACGATTCGTACCAGTAATAGACGAAAATAGGGATTTAAATGGTGTGGTAATTCCTTTGCCACAAGTTCCATTAGCTCCAGAAATATACAATCACTCAAACATAATTGAGCAAGACATCAATACTGTAAGCGGCGTATCCGAATATGCACGTGGTCAAATGCCTGAAATTAGGCGTACTGCTACAGAAGCAAGCATTATTGCTGATGCTGGCAACGCCAGAGCAGCAGACAAGCTTGCAATGGTAGAAATGATAATTGGTGAAGTTGGAAGACTTGTATTGCAATTAATGCAGCAATATATGACGCAACCTGCAATGGTGCGAATAACAGGTAAAGAAGACGAAGAGTTTTATGTCGCATACGAACGTGACGACATTATGGGAGAATATGATTTTTCTGTAGAAGGAGGATCTACTCAACCATTAAATGAAACAGCTAGA